CCAGATAAGTCTGCCTAGGTTGACAGCATGTGCTCTACACAGCCCAAACCCACTTAGGCATAGCATTTGATCATAGATGTCGTGTTTATCAGGATGATCACCTAACCGACTCATAAACTCCATCATTTTTTCTTCGTTCTTTTTGGCAAATGCTCTGCGATACATGTCTGCTTCGTATGGGTTGATGCCTATCAGTTTCATTATTTTGTTGATGGCATCATCTTCGTATACAATGGCATTTTCTACAACACCTTTTTCTGTCCAGTCTCGAAACCAAGCAGCTTTGCGTCTACCTTCCATGGCAACCGGTCTTACAAGTGCTGTAGCAAACACACAGTCTTCTACACTGGTAGGACGTATTGCACGGAATAACCTACGCATAGCAGGGCTTTCTCCTTGTGTTACACCCAGTACATCGCCGCGACACAACAAGTCACTGGTGGCATCGTCTTGTTGTGGATATTCGTGTAACATAATCGAGTCATCTATTTCCATAAGTTGACTAAGCCCTCTGTTGGCAAGTATGTCTACTTTTAAATGTTCTAGATCTTCAATTTCGTTTTTGTCTAACAAGATAAGATTGTCTTCGCGAAACAAGCTCTTGGGCAATTGTCTATCAAACACAACAACACCGCCACAGTGTTTGCTGATGCAACGTTTCTTGCCTAGCAGTTTCTTTTCTATTCTGGTTGCTTCCTTTTCGTCTACCCCTAGTTTAGCATAGTCTATTTCCTTGGGCAGTCTACCTCGAGCACCCAAACGTCTTGCGGCCTCTCTGCGAGCTGACTTTTCTTTGTACATCACATAGTTTGATATTCTGGCACTGGCTTGCGGCCAAGTGTCAAATATTCTCTGCATTGCCAGTTCTTGCATGTGGTGCGGAACATCAATGTCCACGTCGGGTAAGTCATCTCTGTTGGGATTGAGAAATCTTGCCAATGGTATTTTCCATTCTACTGGATCTACATCTGTTATACCCATGAGATAACACACAAGACTGCTACCTGCACTGCCACGAGTCATGTGCGGTATGTCCTCATTGAGGTCCAGTATTTTGCGTATCTTTAAGAAGTAATCTGTGAAACGTTGCTGTAATATGATTTCAAATTCTTCAGCAAGTCTGTCTTGGTATTCTTCACCGTTTGGTACTGGTCGCCTAAATTCGTCTAATAAACTCTGTATTTGTTCTATTTCATTTGCCATAATTTGCCTTTTCTGTGCCTTAGGCAATTATTTACACAACACAATTGTGATCATATATATTTCTATCATGCATCCAGTACATTGTCCAATTATACACGGCGGGTTACAACTTTACTTTAAGAACACCGACGAACAGTCAGCTCTAGCAAATCATTGTTGCTTGCGAGGCGATCTTTTTCCCATCACTGCCGGAGAACCAGTTTGGCAAAATCCAAACTTACAGAGGCTAAGAACACACAATCTCAGTAACTCTTGGGACAAAGAATGTTATAACTGTAGTTCTCTTGAACGCAGCGGATTAGAAAGTTACAGAACTGGCATGTATCGTAAGTTTGGACGTCAAACCAACTTACCAGGGCCACAGAGGCTAGATCTCATGTTTGATACCAGTTGCAATTTAGCTTGCCAAACATGTGGTCCTGATGCTAGTACTACCTGGCAGAAATATCAACTACAACATGGAGATAGAACACAACCTGTAAACCCAATAAGCAGATTAAGCGAAGTTGAAGCAACTTTGCGTAACATTGATCTCAGTTGTCTAGAACAGGTTGTATATTGCGGTGGAGAAACACTGCTAGGAAGTGCTCATTGGCAAGTCACTGAGCTATTAGCAGAGTTAGCAGATCCAAGTAAAATTACAGTGGGATTTCAAACCAATGGAACACAACAAATACCCGCTAGATACTATGAACTATGCGAAAAATTTCATCTTGTAAAATTACACTTTAGTTTAGATGCTGTTGAAGATCAGTTCAACTATCTAAGATGGCCCGCAGATTGGAATCAAGTAACAGATAATTTGTTTACAATCAAAGAACAAGCACCGAGCAATGTTATGTTTTTAGTGGAAGAAACTGTTAGCATATTTAATTACGCATATTTAAACAAGCTAGAACATTGGATACAGCAGAATTTTTCATACAACAAAGAAGGTGACACAACAGATCATACTCGTCATTTGGCCAATGGAACCTATGGTTTACAAAACATGACTAGCTCGTATGTCAGTCAAATGCAATCTTCACGTTATAGCGGATTAATACCCAAAGACCATTATGAAAATATTGCCAAAGTGCATTCCATGGTTAGGACTATAAATTTACACGACAGTCGCAGAGCACATAATTGGCAAACAGTTTTTCCAGAAGTAGCAGAACACTACAAACACTATTTGAAAAAACTGCCCCAATCTCCAAGATAATTTTCTATATCAATGTCTTTTAATTGATCTTGTCTTGCTATATCCTGCTTGGCAAACTCCAACAAGTATGAGTCAGCCCACAGCGAATCAGCATCTCCAAGATAGTACAAAGCATGTTTAGGATTTTTGTTCAGAACTTCGGCAATCATTTCCTGGGACATAGCACTAGGTGCATAATACTCGGGCTCTACAATAGATTTTGCAAGATAAGGAATATTGTTATTGTCCAGCCATTGCAATGTTTGGTCAATAAATCTTATATTGATATTACTGATCATAACACTTGCACTTATATTATCAGTGACTTTTTGTAAATTTTTAAGATTATCAGTGAATTCTTCCCATTTGATAGGATATCTCATATACTCATAGATTTTTTCTGTGCCATCTATGCTGACACACAAATTTAATTTTGGGAACATTTGTAGCAGTTCAATCTGAGATTGATCCAAATTGTTAGATGCATTTGTAACCACTGTAACAAAAATGTCTGTGTAATTCTGTTGTGCAAGATTGTGTAATAATTGCCAATTTTGTTTTTCCAATAATGGCTCACCGCCAACTAGACTAAGATACATAACCTTGCTCCAATTAATTCCAGCATCTTCTATACTTTGTGTCATGTAAGTAATGTTTTGGTTTTCTTTTTTCTGCCAAGCAGTACTTGCTTCTGGACCACAGGTTACACACAACCCATTACAGAGATTACTGGTATAAAGTTTAATCATATACTTTTCTCTGTTGCCTTTTAAGGCATCTTGTTTGATTTGTTCTATATCTTTGTCCAGTAACCAATCCATGGTTGAATTGTGTATTTGTCTTTCGCTTTTGATTCCGCTGTCTTCTGCCTTCCAGCAGGTTTCACAAGATGGATGACGAGTTCCAGATTTTATGCTATACTGTACGTCATTGATACTAGTGCCGCGAGGCCACCTACAACAGCCAATATTACGCAAACTTTGTGCATCGGTTTCATAGCAGTGGAAAGGAATTACACAGAAAACATCCATCATTCTATTTAACATAATAGAGTTGTGCTAATAAATACTTTAACGAGAAAAGGCCATGCAAAAACAAACTAAAAGTATTTTAGAAGAACTAGAAGAACTGCATAACAAACAGTTTGCTGACAAAGACAAACATTATGCACTTGAAAGTAGAGCTTTGAATCTTATGAGTAATATTAACAGATTCTTTGAAGGATTAAAAGAAAGTTACAGTCCTCAACAAGCAGATTACCTAGAAAAAAAGTTTTACAATGCTATTAAAAACAGAGATAATAAAAAGTTTGTTAGAGCAATAAGGCGAGTAGCAGACACAGATGAATAACACACTCAACGAAGGCGGCAATGTTTTCAAAGACGAAACAGGTCAACCAGTTACCCAAAGAATAAATCAAGCTGATATACCGCCAACAGTTAGCTGGCTTGAAAAAGTCACTGGACTACCGCTGTTAAAAAACATGCTAGGTAGCACTGGTTTAAAACCTACCTCTGGTGATCTCGATCTTGGTGTTGATGCTAACAGTGTAGACAAAAACAGTGTGTACAACAGATTAACAACTTGGGCCAGAAACAACGATCTTGAACCAACACAATGGGTGGCTAAAACTGGAATAAGTGTGCATTTTAAAACTCCTATACGTGGAAATCCTGAACTTGGTTATGTACAGACTGATTTAATGTTTGTGCCAGATATGCAATTTGCCAACTTTATGATGAGACAAGATCCAGCAAGCAAATTTCCTGGTGCAGTTCGCAACGTGCTTATGAATAGCATTGCCAAAGCAAGCGGGTATAAATTGAGTTTAGATAAAGGACTGTTAGACCGGGCTAGTAACAATACTGTAAGCAAAGACCCTGATGAAATAGCCAAACTAATCCTCAATCAAACAGCAACACAAAAAGACATGTCGAGTGTAGAAGCAATATTACAGGCACTATCTGGAGACCCAGATCGTGATACTAAACTTGCAGATTTTAGAGGATATGCCGAAAAACAAAACATACAGTTTGAAGAATTGGATGTAAACGATGAAGTAAGCATCATGTCTAGACTGCGTGACCGTATTGTTAATCAAGGAATGGAGATTATTGTAGAAGGTGCAAGAATACCACACCCTGAAGATGAAATTTTTGACAAAGGCAGTGCAGGAGCAGCCGAAGCAATAAACGCAATTGAAAAAGCCAGCCTCAATCCTAGTTCAACTACAATAAAATGGGACGGTAAGCCAGCTATAGTTTTTGGAAGAGATCCACAAGGTAATTTCATTCTCACTGACAAAGGAGGATTTTTAAAATCCGGTGGCGTGGGACTTGCTAAGAGTCCAGATGATCTTGCTGATTTGCTTGCTCAACGCAAAGGCGATGACAGAAGCGAACTTATTCAAAAATACAGAAACATCTGGCCGTTGATAAAAAGTATTACACCAAACAATTTTCGTGGCTTCATTCAAGCAGATCTATTGTACACAGGACGGCCTGCGGAAAACAACAATGCTTTTGTTTTTAAACCAAACACTGTAACGTACAGTGTGCCTGTTAACAGTGAACTAGGTAAACGAATATCCAACAGTCAAATCGGCCTAGCTGTACACAGTTATCTACAAAACCCAGACAGCAATTCTCAACCTGTTGGTCCTGACGTTCTTGCCAGTAACCCTGATGTAATGATGGTAGGTGCAAAAACAACTTCTACTCAACCGGTGCCGATGGATAAGCAGCAAATAGCAAAAGTAAAACAGTTAATTAAATCACAAGCTCCTGCTATAGATGCTTTTTTAAACAGCGGTGTGCTCCGAGCACAGAAAATGGCCAATCTCAATGAGTTGCTAAAACAATATATTAATTTTAGAGTAAGACAAGGCAATCTCAATGATCTTGTGAATGGATTTGTAGAGTTTGCCAGTACCAAAACCAGCCCTGCAAAAGCACAACGTATTGCAGAATGGATACAGCAAAATGCTCAAGGATTCAAAGCTACAATGACAGTGTTTATGGCAATCTCAAATCTCAAAAGTAAATTGATCAGAGATCTTGATAAAAGCACCGGCGATGTTCAAGCCAGTGTTGACAATGAACCCGGTCACGAAGGGTATGTTGGACAAGGATACAAATACGTGGATAGGGCTAGATTTAGCAAAGCAAACTTTGCACAAAATCCATGACAGCCATAGTTCAAACTGGTGATGTTTACACAGTTTTTGTAGCAACACCACGTAGTGCTAGCACAAGCCTCATGCATTATGCTGTTGAATATGCCAAACAAAACAATTTAAATTATTGGTGTAGTAAACAAAACCATACTTTTAACAATTCTATATTGCAATTCCACGACAATGTAGAATATTTGCAATCTATATTTAAAACCAATCAACCAAAGCAATTCATAAGCATTCTACGTAATCCATTTGAGCTTGTTATAAGTGTATATAGATATTTTTGCGACGAACATGCATTAGGTAATCATTCAGATTGGTTAAACAAGCAGACTCAACGGTTAATCAACAAAGATGTAAAAGATTTTGAAAAATTATCATTGGACAATTTTTATCATTTACTGCGTGACAAACACAACTCTATAAATTTTCATAGATCTTATTACTGTAGTACAGTAGGCACGGTGGACCACTTAATTCCGATAACACAAGTAGAAAACAAGTTGCAATCCCTACTACCAGGGATAAAACCAAATTTATCTGTGTCCAATATATCTAATAAAAAGATTCATTTATCTGCAAGTCCGCTGCTTGAACAATGGATATGTGAAGATTTTAGTTGGGAAATACAACAATGGAATAAATCAATCACAGCTGATGATTTTTTACAACCAGTATAAATACAACGTAGGGCATTAGAAGGCCCCCATTTAGGAGAAAATTAAAATGGCAACTTTTACTAAAACAAACGGTACTTTGCAACCAGTATTTGCAACCGATACCGCTGACGGTGCGATTGCAGGAGCTACCAGTCTTGCTGGACAAACAGTTAACTTGCAAGGTCCTAAGCTGGACTTTTTCACACTTACTGCTAACGTAACAGCTAATACATCTGGTAACACTGGTGGATATCTTGAAAGTGTTTTCAATGCTGTTCAACAGCTGGGCACTATTGCAATGTACCAAGTAGATGGTACTAACATTTCACTTGGAGTTTATCCTGCAGGTGCATACACTACTGCTACATTGTTGGCAGCAGCTAACGTAACAGCAACTGGAATTCAGTTGGACAGCTGTCAAGACGTAGGATTCAAGCTAGCCGATAGTTAATAACGGTATTTGAATCTATCAAGGCCTCGGTATTATACACCGGGGCTTTTTTATGACTTAAATATCATCATGCAGGAATTTCAGTTAATTTGCGACTTTGATATAACAGCTACAGGTGCATACAGTTATCGACCTGTAATAATTCCAGGCGTAACAAAAACAGGCTATGAAATAAATGATAAACAAGATTGGTTTAGAGTTGTAAATCAACAACGTAACTGGGACACAGTGCAACAAATTTTAAGTTTGCGTACACAAATTGAATTGGTTGAATTACCGCAGTGTGTAGACCAACAATGGCATTTCACAGTTGGTTTAGATTCAAATAGAATAGCAAGTACTATCGATAAAAGTCTGACCATCATTGAAAATGACTTTAGCAATGTGCCAATAATATTAGGATTGCTTGAAACAAAAACCAAGATAGATCATATTCAAACTTCGGGTAAGAATAAAAATTTAACTATAAATATACTATAGAAATAAAAAGAAGATTATTATGCATCCAAGTGAATTAGAAAAACACCAATTAGAAACGCATGTTGAATTGTGTGCTCAACGGTATAAGTTTCTAGAGGATAAAATGGAAAACATTGAAACAAATGTTTCAGAATTAAAAATACTAATACGTGAAATCCATGACCTAGTTCAGCAGTTGGATCGTAAAAGAAATACGCAAATAATTACCTGGGGAGTTGGCATTATTGGTGCCATGACCACAATTATGACCTATCTTGTTGTAAGTTTCCTGTCTTAGTTATATAAATAACAAAAAGGATCTTTGAAATGAAATTAAACGAATTAGATTGGATTGATTCAAAAACAGCAGCTCAACGTGTTCTAGAATCACGTTTTGGCCAGTCGCTGGATTTGAGTCAACTCTCACTGTCAAAAGCTTATAAAATGCTTGATAAAACACAATCAGCTATTGCTGATCAACATAACAGCAGTAACGGGTTTTTAAGAGAAAGCAACGCTCAATACATGAAGCTGATTCTTCTTGATAAAGTGCTGAGAGCATATATTGCTGAATCAGACTCTGAAATGCCAATTGACATGAAAAATCCAAAAGTCAAAGGAGTCATGGACAAGATTAAAAGAGGTCAAAACCTGTCTCCAGATGAACAAGAAATGGCTAATAAAATAGCTGCCATGTCTACAACTGAAAGCAAGAAAGTAACTGAAAGCACAGAAATACAGCAAGCCCAAGTTGTACTCGCCGCAAAAGACATGTCTGATCGTGTACAAAAAATGTTGCAAGATGTAAGTGAAATGCAATTTAAAGATCTTCCTGCAATTGTTGATGGTGCAAAAAATGAAGTGGGCACAGAACAAGCAGAACAATACAATACTGCGGTAACAAAAGCACTGCAAGATTTATTGATTGCTATGCAAACAGCCAAGCAAGATATGGACATGGGAATGAACGCTCTAACTGGCGACGGCATGAGTGTGCCAACTGATAGTTCTGATGAGTTAGGCATGGATGCATCTATGGATCCAGATGCAGATTTTGCAGTTGACTTGGAAACCAACACCGAAGAACTTCCTGAGCCAGAGGAAGAAGACAGCGAAGAAATAGCAGTAGGCAGAGCAGAACGCTAATGCTTATCAGAGAATTTGAGGAACGCGACAACGACCGTTTAATTGCTTTGGTAGCGTTTCTCAAAGGTCGCATGGAAGATACTGATAGCGAAGCCAGCATCAGTGTAGATTCTTTTATAAAACTTGCACGAGGCATGGGTGTCCATGTTACAGATGGCATGCTTCGTGACATGGCCAATAAAGCCCCCTTGAATAACATTATTACAAGCATAGACAAAGACAGAGTGCGAATTGGTGGCACTGACAACCCTGCTGAGCCTGAGCAAATGGACACGGATCAAGCTCAAGATCATTTAGATAAACTAGCAAAAAGAGCTGCCGCTAAAGGCCTAAAATAAGTATCAGCATGACCGATCGTTTAAGTTGGGCCGCTGAGCACCCATTTGCGTGTCCTGCACCTTATACCACAAAATCCATAAGAATAGATCAACACAGCCAAATGATACAAACTTGTTGTTGTAATTTTGCTGGCACAACTCAATCTGAAATCAATCAGTTA